GTGACCTTAAACCAGAAAGTTACCCATTGCTTCTTATTCAATGGTGTGAACTTTATCGTTTAAATAAAGCGGAAAAGATTGCCAAATATCTCTCAGCAAACATTTTCTCCTACATAACTCACCAGGACCTATTGGATCCGATCGAACTCCCGTTTGGTTGGAATCAATTTTGTTTGGGTGGAGGAGTGTGGTGGAAATGGATTCGAATTCTTAAGGATCGTCCTATGAGTAGGTCGAAACTGGAGGCTGCACAAAACTTTCTTTATCTAAAGAAAGGTGTGCCAGTCGCCAGTGAAGATTTTATCATAGAGAACCTTAAGAAGCACCGTAAGGCGCTTTCGACTAAAAAGAAACTTCCTGAATTTCTATCAGTAATAAATCCTGATCATTCAGTTGAATCTTGTTTCTTCAAAAGAGAGTTGAAAAGAAGAATCCGAGGTATTGTTAACTACATAAGGAACTCAAGTACTTATGAGCCACCAACCTTCTTTTGGGAGCCATCGTCAAATGCTTCGTTCGGAACGAAACGTTCAACTGGTGGTCTAGCCTCGGCTTTGAAATGGAATAGAGATGAAGAGTTGGTTGAGAAGAAATTCTTTAATCACAAACTTATCGATGTCCCAGTCATTACCGATGGTATAGAACTAGAACGTACGTTCAATTGTGAAGCTGTCCCCATATGTGAGCCGTTTAAGGTTCGGGTTATCACTAAAGGCCCGTCTAACGCTACATATGCGCTCAAAGGTCTCCAGATTGCTCTCTGGAAAGCAATGAGATCTTTACCTGTCTTTGCTTTGATAGGTAGGACAATGAATGGTGATGATGTTCCTTTCTGTTTACCAAACGAGTTTCTCAACTCGGGTGATTTTTCTGCTGCAACCGATAACCTCTTAGGCCAAGTATCTAAATACGTTGGACGAGAGATAGGATGCCAGTTTGATTATCCTGAGGAACTTCTTGTTGCATCACTTTCGAAGAACTTCATCTCTTATGGAGTTTGGGAAAAGAAGTGTGACGAGTTGAAACCGTTTGAACAGAAAAATGGTCAATTAATGGGATCTGTCCTCTCTTTCTTGGTGCTTTGTATAGCTAACGCTGCATTGCACTGGATGGTAAAGTTTCCCCATACTACAACCTATGATTTCTCTGTCATGGATTGCCTGTTAAAGATCAACGGAGATGACTGTCTTTGTCCTCTGACAAGGACAGAACAATTCCGTTGGAATCTTTATGCAGATGCTATGGGACTCATACCGAGCGTAGGAAAAACCTATTTCTCAAGAGACTTTGCGGTATTGAATTCGCAATGTTACATGAGATCCAATCATGGTGATTGGACGCTAGTGCCATACTTGAACGGTGATTATCTCCAACACGTTCAAGGGAAGGGAGGACGCCTTCGGTCAGTTCTTGATTTTGCAGCTCTCCAACGAGGGTTTACAACGGGTTTTGAAGGGAAGAAGAAGAGAGATTTGAATAGATTCTTTGTCGAATGCCACAAGGACACACTGACGTCTGATGCAGGACAAATTCACTGGTACCTATCTAAGGCTGCCGGGGGATTGGGTCTTGAAACAGATGACTTTATTCAAATTTCGCCCCAGAACCGACGACGAGCATACGCATGTTTAAGTGGCTGGGATCCTTATAAGATCTCTTATAAAGATTTCGGTCACGAAAACATCATTGGCAAGCATTCTTGCAATGAGTTGCTCAAATCCTTGGGATTGACGCCGGGTCCTAAGGTTGTGAAGAAAGAATGGGAGTACAATGCTGAGTACTACCTAGAAGGAAAAAGAGTAGAAGGTGTTTCCTCTCTCATACTCCAAGCCCTAACGGGTAAGGTCATCAGAGATGATACTGAGGATCGAGCCATCCGTCCGATGAATAATCGAAGGTACCTGAAAGGAATATCCGATCGATACTTTGGTTATTTACTTGAACGTTTAGGATTAGATCCCCAGCGGACTGTCCAACAGCTCTCAATGGACGAGTACACAGAAGAATGTGGAAAGTTGAAGAGACGATTTTGGACTCGGGATGAAGTCGAAACAGCACTTGTTACAGACTTTATCCAGATGATCGTAGGAGATGGAGAAGAGAAGGAGAAAATACAAGTTCCTCTTCCGGAACAGACGCCCGAACTGAGATCTCTCGGTTGGTCGCGTTACCAGAGTTGGATTTGGAGCAAGTATGAGACATGGAAGGAGTGAAAAGACTCCCGCGACATGCAACTACATACCGTACTGCAAAGAAAGAGTGAAGATTAGTAGCTTAAGTATTCGTTAGTGAGAGAGTGTGAAACTCTTGCTACATGAGAAAATGAGTATAGGTGAACGGTTGGGAACGGATCAAAGGACAGATATCTCGAAATGAGACAGTAGTCGTAGATGCGACGTAACATGTGCCAAAGCACATGACTGAAAAGGCTGTTCTACCTACGTTAACAATCGATTATAGACTACTCCACGAGAGGTGGAGGGGTAAGAATCTATATCCCGCGAGGGGGCGTGTAGTTGCGCCGATTGCCAAAAGGAGCTCGACAAAGAGTACTGTCGAG